CTAACTTCTTATCGGATGCTATTGCTATAGATGCCAGTAAGCATCCTGAGGAACTTATCTGGGAGGCGGTGTAAGTCATGGCTAAACAACTACTCGCAGCCTCCATAGCAGCACCAGCGTTCTTTGGATTAAACACTCAGGAGTCAGGTGTTACGCTACAGGAAGGTTTTGCACTACACGCAGACAACTGCATCATAGACAAGTATGGTCGTCTAGGGTCACGTAAGGGCTGGCAGACATTGACTACGGGAAGTACAGGAGTAAACCTAAAGGGCTTGTCCAACTTTAAGGATATTGCAGGCACTGACGTTAGGCTATCTTGGAATGACACTACATTCTTTAAAGGAACACAGACGCTTACTACAATAACACCTGACACTGATGATACTATCACAGAAGGTAACTGGCAAGCAGCTACGTTGAACGACCATCATTACTTCTTCCAACGTGGTTATGAACCCTTAGTCTACACTAATGAAACAGGGGCAGAAGAGTTTGATTCATTCAGTAATCATCCTCATCACCACAATAGCGTACCTCACGGCAATACTGTATTAGCAGCTTATGGTCGTTTATGGGTAGCAGACACCACAGATAATAAAACAACAGTATACTTTACTAAGCTTCTTGATGGCTCTAACTTCCAATCGGGCACAGCAGGTTCTCTTGATATCTCAAGTGTTCTTACTCAAGGTGCTGATGAGATAGTGGCGGTAGGCGCACACAACGGCTACTTGATTATCTTCTGTAAGGATAACATTATCATCTATAGCGATGGTGATAACTTCCAAGGCGGCATGACAACTTCTAACCTAACCTTAGTTGAAGTAATCGAAGGTGTCGGTTGTATTGCTCGTGATAGTGTACAGAACACTGGTGAGGATATCTTATTCCTAAGTAACACAGGTGTACGTTCACTTAACCGTACAGTACAAGAGAAATCTCAGCCTATGCGAGACATCTCTAAGAATGTCCGTGATGACATGATTCAGGCTATCAATGGTGAAGTCTTAGCTAATGTTAAGTCAGTCTACTCACCTACCAATGCTTTCTACTTACTTACCTTCCCAGCCACTAAGCAGACCTTCTGTTTTGACACTAGACAAGCTCTAGAGGACGGTAGCTTCAGGGTAACCATCTGGCCTAAGTTGACACCTAAGGGTCTCCTATCGCTAGGGTCAGACCTGTTCTTTGCACAGCCTGATGGTATTGCTCAGTACAGAGGTTACCAAGATGATGGTGAGAAGTATGAGATGGCTTACTATAGCAACTACTTCGACTTGGACATGCCCAACGTAAACAAGATAGTTAAGAAGCTATCAGCCACTACGGTAGGAGCTACAGGTCAGACCTTTGCACTTAAGGTAGGCTACGAGTATAGCCCTATTTACTTCTCTCAGACCTTTGCTTTAGAGGCAGGAACAGTGTTTGAGTACGGTGTAGCAGAGTATGGTGTAGCAGAGTTTGCTGGGTCAGTACTCATCAATGAACAGTCAGCACCCACACAGGGAGCAGGTAATATCATCCAAATAGGTTTCACTACTGACATTGACGGTACTGCTATGTCACTCCAGAAGATCTCAATTTATGCCAAACAAGGTAAGGTACTTTAACTATGTCTAATTATATCAAAGCAACAAACTTTGCATCAAAGGATGCACTGACTACAGGTAACCCTCTTAAGACCGTCAGTGGTACTGAGATTGATGATGAATTTACTAACATTGCAACAGCTATAACAACTAAAGCCAACACAAGCTCCCCTGCGCTCACAGGGACGCCTACAGCACCTACAGCAGCCTCAGGTAACAGTAGTACACAAGTAGCCACCACAGCCTTCGTAGCGGCTGCTAGCCCTGCTATGGGTATTAACACGGTGATCATTGATGCTGCTACGGGCGCTACGGGTAAAGACATATATATTAATGACAATGCTCCTGCATCCGAGGGTAATATAGGAGATATTTGGTTTGAATATTAAAACTAAAACAGGTAGTGGTTGGGTAGCTGCTAAGCCTCAGGTTAAGCTAGCAGGTGGTTGGACTAAAGTTAAGAAAGCTTATAGTAAGGTAGACACGGGCTGGGAACAGACCTATGAATATGAATCAGTCTACACCTTCGCTGCTACTGAGCACACTGATGTAGACTTGGACTCTTTAGGATTAGATCGCTACCATAATGTCCGTGTAGTTATTCCTAGTGGTGCTACTTTGGTTGCCTCATCCACTAGCGTCTATGCGCTTAAGACAGGCACTAGTCATACTGCTAAGTTGACCATAGAAAACAATGGTGCTATCTTAGGGCGTGGCGGTGATGGAGGCAACGGTGGTTTAGGCTACTCATATAATGCAATTGCCCATGCAACTGACGGCACTGTTGGCGGTGTTGCAGTACATCTAGAGTCTGACATCACACTAATAAACAATGGTACTCTCTCAGGAGGCGGTGGTGGTGGTGGCGGTGGTGAAGGTTATGTACACACAGGTACTGCCTATGGTGGCGGTGGTGGCGGTGGCGGCGGTAGGCCTTATGGCGCTGGCGGTAACGGTGGCTCCACTACTCACAGCGGTACTGCAGGCTCTGCAGGCACTCTTGCAAGTGAAGGCACTGGAGGCACTGGGGGCTACGATGGTACAGTACGTGGAGGCATAGGCGGCTCTGGTGGTGCTGAAGGTTCAACAGGTAGCCAAGGTGGCGAGATTACAGGTGACCACAGCCATGTTGTAGAATCCAATAAAGGCATAGGCGGTATAGCAGGCGCAACGTACTACAACCCTAGCTCCTTCACTATATCATAAAGTATTAAAATAAAGCTTGACACACTTCCTGACTTCTGGTATAATATACCTAAGAACAAAGGAAATTACTTTTGGTTATCACTTAATGATTAATTAAAGAATATAACAAAGTGTCTTAAGTATACTTTAGTAGCTTGTAGGTCAATACTATAGAGCTACTAAAGTAACACCAGTTTAAAAGAGAGAGATACAATAATGCCCGAATATGATCGTAACGACACAATGGTCAATAATATCCCAGTCCGAGACCTATCAACACAAGGGAATAGTAATCAACTGAATAATCAACCTAGCTACGCACAGGCAGCTGTAGCTGGTCAGAACTTTGCACCACAGATGCCTAGCTCTACCATAGGAATGCTAATGGCTGCAGCTAACCCTGTCATGGGAGCAGCTAAGGCTGTAGGTAGCTCCTTCTGGGATCAAACTAAATATGGTATGAACGACAGGGCTCAAGAAGCCTACAACAATCAGGAAGCTAACTACGCTATCGGCGGTGGTAAGAACCCTGCTGACATGACACCTCAAGAACGTGTACAGTTAGCTCGCTCAGGTCAAATGAATGAACAACTACCTCATGCCTTCATCGGTAGCCCTACTACTGACGCTCAACGTGCTGCAGTAGCTAACGGCACTGTAAACCCTACAGGCGGCCTAGTAGGTGGTGGTAATGACGCAGGAGCAGCTATCCCCAACGGTAGTCTAGACACTGGTACATTCAAACCAGTCACCTTTAGATCAGGCTCAGGCTTATATGATAAAGCAGAAGATATGGCTATGGCTGACCCTGCTCAATTTAATTATAACTTTGATCCTGAAGGTGCAGCGTCATCACTCTTCAGTGAACGTAGTGCTCTCTTAGATCCTGTCTTTGCCCAGCAACGAGCTAGGAACATGGAACAGATGCAAGGCTTAGGTCGTATAGGTCTAAAGTTATCAGGTGAAGGCTTAGGTGCTGGTACAGGCTCTGGTATGATGAACCCTGACATGTATGGTATGAACGCTGCTCAGTCCAATGCTTTAGCTAACTTATCAGCACAGTCCACTACAGATGCCTTTGGTCAAGAGTTACAACGTGCAGGCTTAGATATGTCACAGTTTATGACTAACGAAGGTTCTAAGCAGAACATGTTTGGTAACTTAACTGGACTAGAGGCCTTACGTCAGAACTATGAGCTAAGTAAGAGTGGTCAGGACATCCAACGTGAGCAGATGAAGTACAATACTACCAATAGAGACAATGGGTGGCTTACTGGCTTAACTTCATTAGGCTCTAGTTTCTTAGGAACTAACACTGGTAGTGATTGGCTTACTGGTCTATTCAAGTAAATAAATATAGGAATACATAACATGGCACAACAAGGTTTATTTACACAAGGCCCTTCTGTAGAGGACTTACTCACACAACGTAATCAACGTGCTGGTGACCTTCAGCAACAACTAATGATGCAAGCTGCACAGGGCGCCCGTAGCCCTGCCAAGATGCAAGCTGCGAGCTTACTAGGTTCTTCCTTAGGACGTGCTTTAGCAGGTGGCATGGACAAGGGTGAGGATAAGCAGATGGAGAAGCTTAAGGCTGCTAATGCTAGTCAAGAGGCTATGCAACAACAATATGGTGAGGTCATGGGCAAAGGCACTCCAGAACAACGTCTAGCTTTTGGACAATCCTTAATAAGTAATAACTACACTAAAGAAGGTGCTCAAATCGTCTTACAGGCTCGTAAAGACATTGAAGATAAAACAGCAGTAGACCTTAAGCAGCGTGAAGCTAACATAGCGTTAGCGTGGGAGAAGGAAGCCTTAGAGAATAGAGCCACTTCTGTAGGTGAGAAGTTAGCCACCTCTCATCCTAATACTTCTAAACTACTACTCTCAGGTGATGCCACAGCGGCTGATGTTACTTCCGCTGTTAAGTTACTTGACAAGACGAAGACAGGCGCAGGTGGGGGCGTATCTACAGCGGTTGAGAACCAAGCGGCTATGACTAATAGACGTAAGGAGCTTGATGAAGCCTTAGCTTCTGGGGCAATAACTGAAGATCAGCACCGTGTACGACTAGCCACTTCTCGCTCACTCTTTGGTGGTGGTGTAGACCCTAGGCGTAAACAGGTTGAAATGTCAAATGCTAATAGCATGACTAAAGTTCTTACTGCTTCAGACGAAGCTAATGGTAATGCCACTGTAGACATTAAGCGTTATCAACAGAGTCTTGCAATCCTTGACACAGGTATCTACACAGGTACTGGAGCCGACTCTATACAAGCATTCCGAAAGTTTGGTATCTTGATGGGAGTTGTAGGTGAAAACACCACTATTGACGCTGCTAACATTGAGCAGTTTCGCTCTAACGCCTTAGAGTCTGCATTGAAGTACGTACAACAGACCTCAGGTGCTATATCTGAGAAGGAAATGGCATTGTTTCAAGCGGCTGCACAGGGCTTAGACAAGACCCCTGAGGCTAACAGGTTGTTGATTAAGACTGCAATGCGTGTAGCCCAATGGCAGAAGGATCGTGACTTAGCTTTGAACTCATGGCACTCTGAGAATGCAACTAAGAACCCCTCAGGCTCTTCTGCTAAAGTACATATGGCTAAGTGGGAGAAGGATAATGAACTTGACTTAGCAGGTGTTATCACTGACTTGAATGCTAGTAAGTCAGGAGGTGTCGTACAGTCTCAAACACTGATTGATACACTAACTGATGAGCAGAAGAAAACCTACGGTATTGTAGATTGATAAGGAAGTAATATGTCAGAGCAATTAGATAATATCACAAGAGCAATACAACAGGCCTACAAGTCAGGTGATATTGCTTCCGCTAAGCAGTTCATAGCTATACATGAGGCCATGACTGCGGAAGAAGTGGAAACCACACGAGTACAACGGGGAGCCTTTGCTGCACATAACCCAGCACAAGGCACAGCCATAGAGCAGCTAGGTGATGTTGCTATGGACGCTACCTCTAGTATAACGGATGTGGCAGGGAACATGATGAATGACCTAGGTGAACTAGGTGGTCAGTTTATGGACAACAGGACTAGTGGCTTACCTGTCGAAGGAATGCCCCCTGAGGGGCCTGAGAGCCTTAAGCAGTTCACAGGCTATGCTTTAGCGGAAACTGTTATACCAGCCTTTGGTGAGTTAGTTATGACAGGTCTTGAGACCTTTGGTGGTGCAGTAGCCGCCGCCACTCCCGACCATATTGAAAAACCTGTGGTAGAGGCTGCTAAGGGACAGTGGTTTGACATTATCAACTCAGAAGCTGGAGAGATGGTTTCTGAAGGTGTAGAAGCTGTTCTTAAAGGGCCTGAGTGGTATCGTGTCTGGAAACAAGAGAACCCAGAAGGTGCTCGTGATGTTGAGGCACAACTAAACATTGCTGCCTTTATGGCTCCCGTCCCTAAGACCAAAACATGGAAAGAAGATGATTCACTCCTTGAGAAGGCAGGTTCGGCTTTAGTTGCTAGTGGTGTTAAGCAATCCGAGAAGCGTAGACGTTCTAATATTTCTGATATGTTTACACCTGTCAATGAGACACATGCTAAAAAAGCCACTAACGGTGGTGGTGTGTTTACTATGGATGATGGTGTACATAGAGAGTATGCACCTTCTCAACGTGAACAAGATATATATGATGAAGTACATAAGATACCTGAGGTTAAGCGTGGTATGCCTTTCCTTACCACTCGTGGACACATCTGGAAGGCACAGGAAAAGTTACGAATGTCCACCGCTGCTCGTGTTAAAGAACTAGGTAACCCTAAGATTGATTCAGTGGAGCTAGGTAAAGAACTAGGCGACACAATGGATGCTCTCTTTGATAGTGATGACTTCAAGGCTATCTCAGGTAATGAGAAAGTTGGACTAGCTACCGTTGATTGGATACAGTCTCGCATTGCTAAGTCAGACGGCACCACACTAGGCCTCTTACAGGTACGCCGTGACTTTGATGCTTGGGTGAAGAATGTAGAGAAGGGCGCTTTAGACCCTACAGCTTCTAACTCAAGGGGTCAGGTGGTACGTAAGCTGCGTGAATACTTAAATGATAAGGTTGAGCAGGCTGTACCTGATGCAGAAGTTAAGAAATCACTTAATCGTCAGTCTATGTTATATCAAGCTGAGAACCTGATTGAACCTAAGCTTGAAACGGAGAGTCAGACTGCTTGGGTACGCTTAAGTAAGAAGATTAAAGACGCAGACATTAGCATACCTCACACACCCGTAGGTATCTTCACCACGATGTCAATCGCTACTAACATTGCAGCACACAAGTGGCTACCTATGGCAGCTTTTGGTACTGGTGCAGTTGCGGCTGGTGCCCTCTCGTATCAGTTCATGCGGTCAGCGGCAGGTAAGAAAGCCACAGGCCAGTTGATTCGTCAAGCAGGTAAGTTAATACGTAAGACTACTGACCCAGTGCTTAAGAATCAATATAGAGCCGATAGAGCCGTCCTACTCGCCATGCTGAGTGAAGAGCAACGGAAAGAACAGAGCAACGAGGAGAAATAATGGGCTTCCTAACTGATCTTAAGACCTCACATAACATGATGCGTGGTGCTGTCAGTGACCTGTGGAATAATCCTGTCAACGCTTTAAACACCACACTCTTTGATGAAGTAGTTGAGGAAGGTACACAGCTTAAAGACTTGGTTGTTGAAGGTAACAAAAGAGCCTTAGAGGATGATAGGTTATATGAACAAGGTGACATTAGTTTACCTCACCTAGCTTATCGTCACACTGGTCGTACTGGTGAGCTCGTAGGTGGTGTGGTTAGTGGTGCCCTAGACCTTGTTACCCCTGATATAGTTACAGATGCTTTGGTGTCTGGTATGGAATATGTCATGGAGCAAGGGATGGACACGGACACAGGCAAGGAAGCCATAGCGTGGTTACAGGCTAACCCTGAGAATGCTAAGGACATTATGGCAGGTGCAGGTATAGCTGAGTTTGGCATACCTAAGGCGCTATTAGCTCCTATTAAACGTGCAATCTCAGCAGCACCTAACTACATACCAAGCTACTATGCACCTGAGGTTAAGACGCTTAAGGATCAACCAGCTAGTTATGAAGACCTATCAAAGCAACTACTCAAGTATAAAGTAAAGGGTGTCTCAACGCCGTTAGAAGCCTTTAAGCTTGCACAGTCTATGGTAGGTGTAGGACAATGGGCTGAGAAGGGAGTCAAAGGTGGTATACAGTCTATCATTGACCCTGAGGCTAGGGCCCTCTATGACAAGCACGGTATCAACAAGGCGTCCCAGCAGGTAGTTAAGGATGAGATGACCTTACACAAGAAAGCTAAGGACAAGGGTGACGTATCGGGAGCTAAACGCCACAAAGAGAAAGCTATAGCACAGATAAACTATAACAAGTATATCACAGCACAGTCTAAGCACAGCGGTAAGATTGCTAAGGCTATGGATAATGTGCTTAATGCTGTATCCTATGGCGGTATGCAACCTTTGACCAAGGCTAACTACATTAAGTCAGCAAGCAAGCAGAAGTACACTCAATCACTTCAAGGCCGTAATGGTAAGGAAGTAAGTAAACCTCTAGTAACATCTGAGGCTGATCTGTCTTATGCTTATGATGCGGCCATTAAGATGTGGGGAATGCCTGATAGTAAAGCTAATAAGCTGGTGGTCAAACGTAACACAGGTATGGGAGGTGGGCACCAAGGTGATATGTCGGGCACTAAGAATGTTACCAATAGCTTCTTACGCTCCATGTATGCAAACAAGGATGCCTCTACACCTCAGGAGATCTTCGCTCACTTGAATGAAGTGGTTGACTATAAGGTGAACAAAGCTGGCGACCAAGTGCCTATCACTAGAGCACAACAGAAGAATATCAAGATAGTAAGCACAGACCTTGCTGACATAGAGAAGAATGGCTTATGGCTCTCCTCTTCACAGGTAGGTAGCGGTATTGTCGAAGGTGGTATAAACACAATCACCAAGGTACTTCCGAACCAACGCTCTATGACTGTTATGTCAGATGTTCATGACTTCCTTGAGAAGGTTCCTGTGCTTGGTAAGGTACTGGGTAAGGCTCTTCCAGTAGAGGAGTTCACTATGACGCCTCCTGTGTATACTGATCTTCGCCCTAAGAAGACTAAGGTACGTCAAGCTAAGAATAGAGGGTCTCGACAAGAGATCAGTAGTATGGATGAAGGTCAGAGTGGCTCAGTATCTGATCAGGACATTGAAGACTACATGAATGCTTCCGCTAGTAAAGCAGGTATAGCAGCTCAGGTCGGTTTCAAGATGCCTGTGGAAGCTCTACACTTAGGTACATCGCTACATGACTACGGTACTGAGGATGAGTAAACTGTAGACAACAAAAAGCCCCTAGGCGTCATTGAGATACCTAGGGGCTTTTTCGTTACTGCTTAGCTACATTCCTTCTGTCCTGTCTCCCAGTTGATAAAGCAAGCTTCTACTGTAGGCTCCTGCTCAATCTGCTCTTCTAGGTCTTCAATGGCCTTGTCATTCAAGATACCATATCGCTTACCACCTGAGTTGAACGTGGTGCAACCTTTGCAACCTTGTTCCCATGCTTTGATATAGATACTCTTAAAGTCTTCCCAAGGCATATCAGGTGAGCAGTTGATTGTCTTACTTACCGCTGAGTCCACGTACTGTGAGCTTAGCGCTAGGACACTCAAGTGTTCATCGGCAGTGCAATCATTAGCTTTCTTACCCTTCACTCCCCATGTGCGATAAGCGTAGTCCAGTACCTCTTCAATGATCGGGCCATCTTCTGTCTGGATAGTTCTATCGTAGCCATAGCTAAATACAGGCTCAATACCGCCGCTAACATTGTCTGCCGTGAGACTAATAGTCCCCGTAGGAGCAAAGCTAAGCAGATGGCTGTTACGTATTCCATACTTCTTAATTCCTGCTTTAACTGTCTCAGGTAAGGTCTTAATGAACTCACCTTGTAAATACTTCTCTGCATCAAACAACGGGAAGGCTCCCTTCTCCTTAGCTAGTCCTACTGAGGCACGATATGTCTCATCACGAATAACCTTAAAGATGTCTTCTGCTACTTCTAGGAACTTAGGTGAGCCATAAGCAAACCCTAGTGCCTCAAGTGCATTAGCTAGACCAGTAACACCTAGACCCATACGGCGCTTAGCTACACTCTCGTCTGCTTGTGCTGGCAATGGAAACACTGTGTTATCATGAATGTTGTCCATTGCACGAGTAACGATAGGTATGTCCTGCATTAGCTGAGCAAAGTTAAAGCTCCGTGTACCTTCATCATCAAAGTCCACATACTTCACTAAGTTATAACTACCAAGTAAGCAAGCACCGTTAGACGGTAGAGGCTGTTCACCACAAGGGTTAGTAGCTTCAATGGTCTCACAGTACCACAAGTTATTCATCTGGTTGATACGGTCAATAAACAAGATTCC